TAGCACATACCATAACATCTTTTATCAGCCTTGCAAGCTTCCCAAAATATAAAGAATAATCTATTTGCCTCTCTAAAATCAGGAGCTCCAACATCAATTTTACTCCATTGCAAATACATATAGTGCGTACCAGTTATCCAAGTTGGTTTACTATTGTTCATAAACCAAAAACCTTCTTCTCTACGTTTAAATTCTTCGTCTATATAATCGTACCACTGTTCTTTGTTTTCGTCAGGATAGCTTCTCCAATCAAATATATTTTTAATTCTATTTAATTCTTTTGGATAATCAAACTTAACCCATTTGTTTTTATCATGTTTAAAAACATTTTTAGGTAGCTTAGGTAAAGCTATAGCTAAATTTTGTATTTCTATAATTTCACCTATTTGACCAGTATGAGATAATACAATTATATCGTGCTCTTTATTGTAACCGTATTTCCATTTTTTACCTTTATTAAGACGACTAATAGTTGTCTTTTTTATAGGCTCAATAGTCTTAACTAAACTTTGCTCGTACATTACTTAGATCTACCTTCTGCGAATCCTTTAAAAGCCGTTTTCTTTGTCTCTTCAGGTGTTTTTCCCTCAAGCAAGTTTTCTTCTTCTTGTATTCTGTTAAGTATTTCAAATGCATCAAATATAGCTAGCTTTTTAGTAGCTGCTGCGTTTTTTAACCTGTCAGCTGATACATCATCTTCTGTGTTTGTAATAATCTTTTCTTCTGCTACTTTTATCAGCTCATTAACTGCTTTGCGCCCAGCTTGGATTATACTCTTCTTCGTCTCCTTGATATTCATATTTAATTGTAATAAATTTAGATAAAACTCTATATAGTCTTTCACCGTCAACAATAAATTCATATTCACTATTTGGTGTGAAACCAACTAAGTCGTTAACCTCAACAGCTCCATCTGAGTACTTAACAATACCTTGAAGAGGTTTTTCAGACTCAATATTAAATCGATCTACAGCTTTCAAAGGTTTTACAAAGCAATAACCTTTTGGAGCTATCCACTCTTTATCTCTTTTATATAAAAAGATTTGATCATGATTTATAAAATAAGTATCTTCGTTAAAATAACTTCTACTATTTTTTTCTTCGCCATATTGGTTATGCCATCTACGAAATACATTGTGATGTACTATAACAGTGTCACCTGGCTTTATATCTGTACTACCAATTATAGGTGTAGATACAACAACAGCTTGCCTGTTTACGTATTGATGATTAAATATTTCAGTGTTAAGTATTAACTCTGAATCACCAACTTTTTTAGTATTGTTATATCGATCTCCTTTTGGTGTTACAACAAAGTTGTAAACACTTTTCATTAGTATTCTAAATTATATTCTACAGACACTGCCATGTTTTTATTAAAGTCTTTCCAAGGCAATACATCTTTATTTTTTTTAATATAAATAGAATATTTATCTTCTTCTTCTAGTATATCGCAAATAGTATGTCCACCATAAACTTCTTGTCCAACAGCATAGTGCATAGCGTCGTTCTTATAATCTTTACCTATAGATATTTTACGAATTAGCTTTGCCATTTTCTTTTTTATAGTTTATAGTACCATCTTGAATATTAATATCAAAAGTACCGTATTCTTTTTGAAACTCAGCTTGCAAGTCGTTTAAAGCTTCTCTATAAGTAGCTATACCGTGCATCAACTCGTGTTTTTTTGTTTCTATAGAACCTATTTCTAATTGAGTTCTATTTATTTTATTTACAGTGTTTTGAACTTTTTCTAACTGCTCAGCAGTGATTTTTTCAGGTTTAATACCTTTTAGTTCTTTAATTTTTTTACTTGTACCTTTTACTTTACTTGTTGCCATTTTATTTTTATTTAAGTTAATTTAATTTATATTTCGTGATTTAATTTTAAATAGTCATGTATTTTATTTATTTCTTCACTTGTTAAATCTATAGTATCATAAACTAATAATTCATATATTACACCATCAAAAAATCTATCACTATTTCTAACACCTAATGCAGAAAACTCTGCATCACCATCATTTGCTGCTTGTGAATCTTGAGCTAATTCTGAACCATTTTTAAATACGTTTAAATTACCAGTAGCCCCTGCTTCTCTTTGTAGTGATACAATCATTTTTGATCCAGCTGAAAAGTCGTTTTGAGTTCCATCACCTGGAATTACTCTAGTTGTGGCGCCTGCTAGTTTCACTCTAATCTCGTCAGCACCACCTTTAAACTCAAGAAAATGATCTGTACTATTTAAACTAAGTATTGTTTGATTAGCACTAGTAGATTCTAATTTGCAAACTAAAAAAATCATAAATCCTTCTCTAGTACCTATTGCTATTTGACTTGTAAAATCGTAATGAGTTTCGTCATTTGCTTCAAAATCTAAACCACCATCAGAAACAACACCTTGATTACTACCAGTACTTTGCCTAACATGATTTTCGTTTCCAGAAGAATCATCCCACTGTGTAACAGCTACACCAACACCGTTTCTAAGCCACAATTTTAGATCTGCACCTACTTGTGTTGGTTTCCATTTATAACTTTTTTTTGATAAACTACTTCCTATACCTAACATTATTTACCAAAATAACAAATTACACCAGCTGCAGATGGTTTAAACTCTGTCCATCTACCATAAATAGTAGTTCCTTCAGGGTATACTTGACCGTTAGCTATAATACCACCAGCACCATGCTGCTCATCAAGAAATATTAAAGCTTGACTATCTGGTGATACACCAGCAAAAGCAGTTGTTCCGTGACCTACTAAAGTTACGTTAGCACCAGATACCGATCCAACTTTAACGCCTCTAGCGCTTGGACCATTGTAAATAGGTATTGGTGTTTGCGCGTCTATACTAGCAGCAGGATTACCATCTTCTTGATACGTATCATTTACCATTAAAACAAATTGACCTGGTCTTACTAACGCGTTTGCACCAGCGCTTAACTCTACCGTTTCTATATCACTACCAGTATTATCTGTTAAAGCTAATGTAGCAATACCGTTGTGATTAAATGTATTATCTGCAGCTATAGCTGTTGTATTTGATCCAGTTGTTATTTCTGGAAAACCAGGACCACCTTCGTCTAACTTCTCAGGTGTTAATACTGTTGGAGTATTTTGTGCTAAAAATTGAATAGCAACTATAACATGATCTTTAGGTGGTATTATTGTTTGTGCTAAATCTGTGTAAGCACTACCTAATTGGCCAAAGCCATAACTTACTTCTGTTGAATTTATTCCCATTATTTTTTTACTTTTTCTAGTGATCTACCGCCAAAATAAGCGCCGATCACGGTTATTAATACTAATTGTAAAAGATCTATATAAGAATCTTTTACGTTAAATTTTATTGCACCAGCATCAATAAATATTAATAGCATGGTGCATACTATTAAAAATATTAAAACCATAGGTCTAACGTTTTTGCTCAACCATGAATCTGATTTTAAATCTGCTTCCCAACGAGCTGTAATATTCTTTTCCATTTCAACTTCGTAGTTAGCAATTAATTCTTTTATTTTTCTCTCTGCTTCAAGCTTTTCTTCTTTAGATGTATGTAAGTTATCTATAACTCCACCTACACCTTTTACAAGATCTGCAGCGCCCCCTGAAAATAATTTTGTTAATATACTCATTTTAATAACCTCCACTACTTCCAGTAGCACCTCCTCCACCTGTTGAAGCTCCACCCATAGGTGTACTACTTGCTAAATTATTATTATTACTAGCTAAAAAAGCTTGAGAATGACTAGAGCCACCCATGTATCCTGTTACACCTTGGTGCACATGTTTATGATAAGTGCTTAAGCCTCTTGAATCAGCCCAGTCTAAAGCTTCTTGTATTGTAGTGTACAAAGGTACACCGTCTATTAATGTTATTACAGCCATGTTTAATATTTTCCGTTATTAGCATCGTCTTCCCAAGGAAAACCAGTATCACCAGCTTCCTTCCAAACACCATCAACTTTAATCATATCTTTACCGTTAATAGTTTCTCTTGGAAAAACCTCACCATTATAAGTTACACTATTATCATCATAAGCCAATTTACCTAACTTCATATCTGTAGCGTGTCTCATCTCGTGATTAATAACTTGTTTATCTTCTTCGCTTCCTGGTGTTATATTTTTGTTTACATATATAGTACCATCCATATTTGCCTCGCCCATTACACCTTCATCTAACGGTACTCTAATAACAGGTGTACCAGGTACAGAACCATCGTCACCTTGCGTACCACCAAACTTTAGTTTAGATCGTAAGCTACCGTAACTCATTTCTGGTTTTTTTGCTTTACCTAGTTTAAATCCCATTATCTATCTTTATCTTTTATCATATCATCTATAGCTTTGTTGTAAACTTTATCTGTATATGATTTGTTTTTATAAAATACACTTCTGTCTGAAGTGGGTAAGTCTTCCTCACCTAGTAAGATGCGATATATCCTACTTATCATTTGTGAACATTTCCATGAAGTTTTAAATACCGAGTACATTATAGTTGTTCTGTTTCTATGTCTCCACACATCTATCCAACCTTCATCTCTTAATCTCTCCCACCTTGCTTTATCCCACGAATATGTGTAAACTCCGTTGATAAAATCGTTTCGTGTAAATCTTCCTTTACAATCTAAATAAATTAATAATTCTAAATCTGCATCTTTTAACC